AAAATAATTCTTTGCAACACAATACGATTCATTATAGATTTTCGCCAATTCCTGTAAATGTTGTTCATACGTCTTTCCTTCCCCTACATTAATATGACCGGAACGTGTAAAATCGGATAAAGCTTGATATAATATTGTCAATTTCTGGAACATCTCTTTTATTACTATAGCTCTTTCCTCATGCAACTTAGCAAAAACCACCCCACGTTTATTAAAATTCCAACTAACATAAAGACCTATTACCTGATTTACTACATAAAGCAACAAAGCTACAATCACTAACCATGGGCCAGTAATATTAAACACTTTCTCTATTAGGCTGATTGTATCATTCATAATTCATTTTTGCTTCAAATATAGTCCAAATTTAATCAACTCAAAATAAAAATTTATTACTTACGCTGTTATATATTTGGAATTATCTCGGATAAAGTATGGTAAAGACTGTGCACCATTTATCCTGTCACGATTATTCTTCATCCAGACTATGAATGCATCCGGCATACGTTTTACTGTTTTCTTTGACTTAAACGTTGAAATATCTTCCCCTGTTATAATCATATCCGTTAGTGTATCAATTTCATCGTCGGAAGCTAATACAGGTTTCGCATGACACCTGCAATTCGGATGCCAGCCGATAAATTTAAAGTCAACCGGATAGATACCTGCTAACTGATCACATATATCTTCTTCCGGATGATTGGTTTTAGATACACTGATTTCGATCCCCACGACAAAATTAAGTCGGGACCAACGTTCAAAGTCTGCGCTCCTGTATGCAATATTAGTTTCAGTCCTAGCCAACCGTTGAGCATTCCGGGAACTGCTACGATACACACCACGTCCGGGATGGTACGCCTTAGCATTCCGGGATAACACAAGTTCTCCCCGGCTATCCCGTACACGCCTGAACAATTTATCAGGATCATTTAGGTAAGACTTTACCTTCGCAGCCATCACATTAGCCGACATACCCTGCCCCAAACAACAGTCAATAGCAAGCTCCATTTCTTCCCGGAACTGTCCCTCGTACTTCCAAACACGCTGTGAAAGGTTCAGACCGCCGTATTCAGATTTACGGGCAAAGAAGGCGTCCATTGCTTCCCGGTTCCGGTTGAAATACATTGAGAACCGTTTATCATCTACAAACTTCTTTCCAAATACGGATGCAACCAATGCGTCGGCTTCTAAATTGGCCTGCTCCCATTCGTTTGTTATGCCATATTGTATTTGTTGATACACACGGCTATATAATTCCCGTAGAAGAGCATTTGCCCGGTCAGATATAGCTGGATAGTCCGAAAACACAAATGCTTTTTCAGGATCGTATATTGGTTCAATTTCCAATGACAAAAGAATAAGCCGGTTCATAATATCCAAGTAGATATTACGAACAGCCCCGGCATAACCTTCCGTACGGTGTAAAAGTTCCTTTCTTATCTTATCTTCATCGAGCCTTGCCATTATTCAGCTGTATTAAATACATCTAACCTGTTACGTTCCTTTTCTTCCTGCAGATCAGCTTCGTGCTCTTTGGCTATACGCACCTTTTCAGCCTCGGAATCTTCAATCAATGGATTTTTCTCTATCAACGTCTCATGTGACATTCCACCGGCATTGTACATCTTAACCAGATTATTAATAGATGCTTCAATATCTTCACCGAATGGTTCCTGGAATTCGTGTTCAATTACCAGGCGGGAACATTCTTCTTTAAGCGAAATATCTAACACATTTCCAATAATCGTTGTAACCAGGCTTGCAATACGATCTGCATATTCATCGTACTTTTCTTTATGCTTTGAAGCCTTTATATCTGCCAAAAGCATCAATTGTTTAAGTGCTTTTGCAGATATTTGGGACAAACCTTTCGTTGCATCAAAGTCTATCTTCGGAGTAAAAGAGAAACGCAAAATCTTTTCGTCCAATTCGTCACTCTCTAGCTTTTTAGAGTCTGGAGCATTATCCCATGTAAGATATTTGATTTCCGGTTTTTTCGAACCGTCCCCATTCGGTTTAAGAATAAACAGCTTACTTGTTTCTCCCTGTTCCGGAAGAGAATTAACAATAGAAGCATCTGCCACAAGTGCCGGGTCAGAAAAGCGGTCATTAACATCAGCCGTTCGGCTAATCGTCCACTCTTTCCGATTTATCATAGGCTCCACACCCGCACATTCCGGTTCCTGTTCAAATAGAATCAATGGAAGTTTACCTATGATATTTACCTCTTCTTCAACATCCCAGCCCATTGCATTACGCTTACAGTGATAAAACACATTTTTCGTATATATGTCGACGTAATACTTGATTTCTCCTCCAACATCTTGCAAACAGTAACCACGAGCGAAATCTATCAACCGTCCAAACTGGTCTTTACGATAAAAAATATCATCACCTAAACTTTTTGCCAGTACTTTAATCAACACGTCCGCCTTTCCTTCTTCATTTCGAAAAGTATGGAACAACATAGCACTAACAGTTTCGGCTCCGGCTAGACGTTTAGCCTCTCTGATTTTAGCGTTGAATCTAGTTGATTTAAGCACATCAAGATAAACAGAAAAAGCTCTATCTGTCCCCTCTGATGCCTGCTTCCATTTCAAAGGACGACCAAAAAGAAAAACAAGAGCAATTTCATTGATATACACAGGATATGGAATAGGAATCTTCCAACGTTTATCAAACCTCAAAAAAGACCTTTTGCCAGTAACCTCATCACGCTTACCAAAAATAGCCTTATCTGGTCTCGACATAACTTCATGTTGCATAGTATCATAAACCTTCAAGGCCTTTTCTGCTCTCCCTGAATTGTTGCTCATCTGCGTAAGTGCTCGACTTATATCCTTAGACTTTAGCAACTGTTCAAACTTTTGGTTACGGCCTAAAGCCGCATTAAATCCATTAACAATCCAATTATACAAACTCATCTTCACTAATTTTTAAATTCAACATCCGAATGCACTTAATATTTCTTTTATATCATCATCTGTTATATCGTTAGCATCATCATCTAATAGATAATCTATTGCATATACCAAAATATCCACATATTCATCATGCGTCGCTGCCGGAAACTGACTAACTTCTGTTACAAATTCCTCGTTCCAATCACCTTCAACTAAAACGACGCGGCCGCATTCTATTTTAGGTGATCGAGTTTTTAAACGAACAGATTTGCTATCCAATGGTGCAGGCGTTTCCACGACATTCAGCTTTGTAGCTCTCCGAGCTTGCTGGACAACAGATTTGCCATTCGCTTTAGGTTCTATCCGTATTGTGGACCTTCCATCATAGCCGTGTGCCCGAACATATTCAGGTATAAAACGCATCAATTCTGGGAACTCTTTCCAGACTTTTTGTGCATGATAGATGAACAGATAATTTTGTATCCTACATGCCGCCAATATACCAGATGGGTCATTATCCGTTTTCTGATTTTTTTCATCATAAGCAGTATCAAGAAAGAAATGTATCGGAGCTCCACCACGTACTGCAAGAAATTGAGCCAGTGAAATATGCCCGAACCAGGACGACTTAACAATATTACCTCCTTCAACAACTGGTGACTGTTCATACTGTCCTGCAAACTGCCGGGAACCTAGGTCTACCTTTGCTTCTGCAATCACATCCCTGTCTATACGGATAGGGTCAAGAAGCCCATCGATATATCGCTCTTTCAACTCTGGGGGATTAACACGCGCAGAAACTTCTGCAGGTAGGCAGATATGCTTAATTTTGTCTCCTTTCCTTTTCAGTAAATAACCGGTCACATCATCATCATGCAAACGCTGCATGATAGTAACCATAGGAGTATTCTTTTTATCCACTTTACGGGATGACAAGGTTTTCGTATGCTCGTTCGCTTGCAAACGTAAAGGGTCCGACTCTGCCTGTTTCGGATTTACAGGGTCATCATTAATAATCACATGAGCATGTTTCCCTGTAATTGTACCTCCTGTTGACGTCGAATATCTCGCACCTTTCTTTGTATTTTCATAACTTCCCTTGCCAGATTTGTCACGACGTATCACAATCTCCGGAAAAAGTTCTCTGTATAGGTCACTTGTTATGATATCCTTAGATTTTGAAGCATGTTCAATAGACAGGTCTCCTGAATAAGAGTTTGAGATTATCCTTATCGTTTGATCCTGTGTCCATAACCAAGCAGGCCACATTATTGTAACCAACGTTGTTTTAGTCGAGCCGGGCGGAATATTGATAATTACATCATAGGGCTTTGGCAAGCGATTGACAATATAGTATGACAACTTTTGTAACTCATTACACAAATATTCTATATGCCAATTGAATACAGGTTCTTCCGGTATTATGA